ACAAGCTAAAATACAATTTAGCAAAGACATAAATAAAACTTTTAATAACAATTTAGATTCAAATGTTGAAAGTGAGCTTGATATTAACAAAATAATAGAACAAACAACTGGAGTAAAGGAAGAAGCACGTTTTTCTGAAGCACAAGCTAAAATACGTGGTAGTAAAAAAGGTAAGTTTGGGTTTTTTGTACCGCCATCAGCTGAAGATTTTAAAGGTTTAATATATAGATTTTTAGGTAAAGGTAAAACTGGTGAGCAACAATTAGAGTTTTTTAAAAAATCTTTATTTGATCCTTTTAATAGAGCTTATCAACGTATGAACGCTGATAGACAGT